GGAGAAAGGAACGAGAACGATTCATTACGTAGCATACTTTATTATACTCTGAACCTTGTGCCTTGTGGGTGGTAATGACATAGGCAAGATCCAAATCCTTCTGAGGATTTGTATAGTATGTACCATGACGTCCTTCCATCTCAAGACTGACAGGAATTATAACTGACTTGTCACCAAAGTCTACTTCAATTCCACCATCATCTAGGAACTTCGTGACGAGTCCTGTCTCTCCATTGAAAACCTCGAGAGGATAGTTATTAACAGTATAAATAACTTTGTCTCCAATGTAGATACGTTGTTCTTCTATCTTACTCCACTTATGCCTGGCAATTTCTACATAAGGTTTAGTCATTGGTTGGAGAAGCTGTTGGATGGCTGCGTTGAGAGCCTCTGTGCCTACCCAACCTACCTTCGTAGGAGAAATGATCTGATTATATATCGTTCCGTAATCTATATCTTCTGTAAGATTATCTTGGATAAAATCCAAGACTGCTTGTACAGGTTCATCAGTGATCTTGAGTTCAAAATCCTCTTTCCTTAATGGCATTTGTCCAGATATAATCCGACGTCCATTTGCAATGATGTTACTTCCTTCAGCCTGACGATGAATTGTTTTAAGTCTGATTCCATCAAACTTATCTAGCATCTTAAGGAATGAAGATGGTTCAGCTTGTAGTCTTTTGTTTGTTTCAATGGGTTGTAGTTGGTCAGCGTCTCCAAACATACGGATGACACCACCATGAGGGAGAGCATCAAGTAAGTTACGATGAACTTCAACAGATAACATGTTGTATTCATCAGCAAGAACTACTTTTGGTAATATAGGATTGATTCTATCACGTTTAGGATCAGTAGATATCAGAGTTTTTCCTGTGTTCTGATCTACTTCACCAGGATGGGGATATTCAAGGAGGCGGTGGATTGTACACGCATCAATACCCGTCGCCTCTTTGATTCGTTTCGCTGCTTTGCCTGTAGGAGCGCAAAGTACCACTTGGCTACCATGCTTATAAAGAGTACGGAAGACGTGTTGTAGTATAGTAGTCTTACCGCTACCAGCAGGACCAGTAACGGGAACAACACGCCTATCGAGATCGCAACAGACTTCAATAGCCTGGCGCTGTTCGTTGTCAAGATTTAGTTCTCCTGGTTCTAGAGCGAACGTCTTGTCTGCAAGCATCATAATCATCCCCAATAGATACGTCTGTAGATTGTGCTTCTCGGTGCTCCTTTAGCTTACTAGCTACATGAACCGCGCACCATCTACAGAAAGTTGCTAAAGTTATATTCAATCTTAATGCTTCTGCACTTATGGCATCATACTCTGCATTTGTACAACGCACACGTAGATTGCCTCCTCTTTTTCCTGTAGAATTTGGCCCAAATCCATGGGGGATTTCACTAGGAGTCGCTATTGCGATTCTTAAAGGAGGTTCGTATGCCATTTACTAATTCCCCAAGACGGTGTGATGATACGATGTGTGAAATTGCTGTGATATTTGATTCTCTGTGACATTTTTGTGGAGCATCTAGTTGATGTGCTGCACTCATTCCACAGTGAATGCAGTAATTAGATAGTAAGTCCCATTCATGCTTGGGATTGATGTCATTCATAGCACACATTCCAGTGTGTGTCAAGAGGGAATTGGTGGATAGGATAGGGCAAAGGAAAGCCCCGAAGTAGGGGGCTACTTCGAGGCTCCTTGATTGTTCTTGCCTACCCGATGCATACCGACTTACACGGGCGGTCGTAATCTAGGCAAGAGCGATGCGCTTGTAAAAAGTTCCGGCAGGAAGTCCACCGCTGTCGAGCATATCCAAAAGCTCATCAGAATTTTTGTGCACCGAATGAATGGTGACACTTTCCTTGGTGATTCCCTGGATTTGCTTGCCGTCACTGCCTGTAATGGACATCACGGCATAGACTGGTTTCACAGTACGCTTACCTTTCTGCTTTATTCCTTCAGCCATTTTATTCCTCTCCTTTTGAGTTGCTATACAATATGGGAATTATAAATGAAAGGGAGTGAGAGGTCAAGGGCAAATACCCATCAAAAACCCTTGACCTCCCTCCCTACCTAATTCTGGGGTACTTAGGCAGGGTGTACACGATCAACGACGGCACGAGTGACACCTTCAAAGGTATCATGGCCGATTTCAAGGGCGGCTTCTAGTCCTACCCATTCGGAGACATCGAACTTCTTACTAAGTGGCGATCCAATTGCTTCCATGAAACGCTTAGTTCCATAGCGAGCTTGTGGATTATCTTCAAGTCCAACACGCCGATAGATGATTGTAGTCCCGTCGTCTGAACCATCTTTATAGTCGGCAGGATACTGTTCGGCGCCAATATGAAACGAAACTGCACAATACATTGTGCCACGCTGCGATTCACGAACTTCGGCGTTACGAATGACACCAGTATACTTTCCAACAGGAAGTGGCTCTGGGGCTTCTTGGTTTTTGAGATTGATACTGAACTCGACAATGGAAGATAGTTGTTCAGCCATAATTAGGCTCCTTGTGTAAGGTTTGTGGAACTGATCATTATAGTGGTATTCTGCCTATTAGTACAGCCCCTTTATCTAGTAGGCAGTTCTTTATCGTGCTACTAAATGTAGGACACACGATAAAACTGTGGCTTCAGCGGGGAAGGGAGATCTTTTTGCCTTCATTTTCTGTCCACCGCTGAAACCAATCTGCAATTCCTTCACCTTCCCATGACTCTGGATTGAACTCCCAAGTGAAGTCACTATCTCCACTCGTTAGAAACATCCGACTTTTCATTGGCTTGCGAAGGCGCGAAGAACGTATTGTGATCTTATGGTCCTTCCCTGTATCTTGCAGATGCCAAACTTCAGAAAGCTTAATTGGAATCTCTGACTGCATTTTACCACCCACAAGGATGGAAACCATTACTGCTCCGGTTAGTTCGTCTTTCTGTGGCATGTCTTCATGTGCAATGAAGATAATGTGCTTGTTATACGCTCCTGTAGCACGGACAACCGACATGATGCCTTGCATCGTATAACTGTTCCGTCTTCCATAACCTTGGAGAGTCGGCATCTCCATTGTTGCCCCTCGCACCTCTGAGACACCATGTTTAAGTGCCATCTCATTAAACGAAGTAACACTGTCAAAGACGACCGTCTCAATTTCAGGATGATCCTCAAGTACTTGTTTGATACCACCAGCGTTTTCATGTTTGAATGTTACCACTTTGTTTGGATTTTCCATGCTGAAGTCAGCAATAAGAATGTCTTTCTGATCCATCAATGAACTTGTCCCGTCTGGATCAAAGTTAATCCACAATATAGGTCTTGGTGCTGTAGCAGCTAGTGTTGTTTTTCCTGAGCCAGAAGGCCCCCAAACAATCATAGACATGCGCCTGACTTGTGTCTTAGGCGTGGTTAATTCAAGACCTCCAAGCATGATCGCAGGTTCATCATTCTTCTTCGCCATGAGTTATAATCTCCTTTGACATTTGAATGAATTCTCTTGTATCATTCGGAAAGTTTTTACCACCATAAGCAACTGCCTCATCATATGTGGCAAAAGGCCCATACAAAGTAATCCCTTGCACGATTCTTCCTCTAAATATCACCCAAGAGATTTGGATGTCTATGCTTAGTCGTGTAGGGGACTCCATTCGTCAAGCTCCATCTCTTCAATGATAGCAAGCTTCTCTACTTCTGTATCAGAAGCACAGAAAGGCAAGAACGAGCATGTACGAAAGTACCTGTTACAACTATGTGTGTACATGGGTGCATTTAGAATGTTGTCAAACCATTTAGCTTCTTCTTCGACAGTCGTGATGAACCAGTTCGCCCACTTAACCATATGCATATGTGATCGTGGGACTTGTTCTCGTCTGATCCCTTCCGATGGAATCTTACCAATAGGAATACGCATTCCACTGACTAATGCTTGTTGGCAAAGTAGTCCAGTGAAAGTTTGGGAGGCAAGACAATACCCAGTGATTTGGTGACTAAGTATCCATTGTGCTAGCCAACTATCACTGAGTACTGCTCCTGTCTTCTCTTCAATGATGATTAGATTGTCTCGATTCCAATGTAGTCCATCGAGTTTACCTATGAAGCGACAAATAAGTTCTCGAACTTCATTATTCATCTTGTAATGAATAGTTACGACAACATCGAATGCAATTTCAATGCCTACATCACTGTTTGGATCTTTATTGTCTCGTACCCAGATAGGATAACGAGTCATGTCATAGGCATCGATATATGCTATGAGACTTTCAGAGATATTAGATATTGTTCTCTTTTTATCTACAATGTCATCGTAGAAGTCACATGATTCAAGAGCTTCAATAGTGAAATTGATTGCATTGGTTCTATCTGTTGCAGTCTTAGACAAGGTACTGTGCATCCTGTCGAATCGTTCTTCTCCAAATAGCCTGATACCATGCTTTTCTGCAATAGCTTGTTGTACTTTTCCTTCCGTTTGGTATGTCTTTAGTTGATACCAACGTACAGCCGCGAAGGCTTCATGCGAAGCTGACCCAGCTTCCAATGCCATTGCTCTAGCATTTCCAGGCATTCGTTTATGATGCGAATAGCGTAGAATGCCCCATGTCGGACAAGTATTAATCGCTGAAAGTTTAGTATGATCGTGAGCTGGGAGATGTGCGTCTTCGTGATTTGCCATTCTTGTTTCAAGAGATAGAAGTTCAAATTCACTCATTAGCCTTCCCTTATCTTCTTTAATTCATCAACTGCATTGGCAGCAACTTCGATTGTACCACCCAAAGACATGATAAGATCAATTGTTCTATTTTGGATCTCAGCTAGGGTTGATGTCTCTTGGCTTTGAGCACTGATATGTTCTCCTATTGCTTCAAGAACTACAAGTAATTCAGGCTCGACCTTTCCTTTTAGGCGTTCTCGAATCTCTCTTGCTTTCATTTGTTTGTAAGTCCTTTACTTTTGGGGAGGAACTTGTTTGCAGATTTTTTTATTGTTTATCAAATTCATTGTTTTACATTTTCTTTTGGTAACTACACTTAGTGCTTTATCTCCCAATGTTTGTTCGTCTTCTAATATTTGTCTGACGTCATAGGTTGTGATAGTATAATTTATATAACTTATTGGTCCAGGGAATGAGATGGGTAATATTGCACAATTGTTTACAAGTAGGAGGAGTATTATAAGTATAAAATTAGACTTTTTCAAGGTCTAAATTGCCTCAATTTCTAGTTCAATAGCACGAAGCTTTGTGCTACGGTTCTCAAGTTTTTCTACTGCAAGGTCAGCTCTTTTAAGTTCCTTCTGGAACATTTCGAGTGCCTTTTCCCATTGCTTTTCTAGATTTTCTTTTCTGGCTTCAGCTTGCATAAGTGAAAGTTCTTCGTAGACTTTGACAGGGGCAAGTCGTCTTTCACGAATGTTTACTAACAGTCCTTCTCGCTCTTCTGGGC